GATGCAATGCAAATACACATGTTAACTGAAAGATGTTTAGTTACTCAAGGTGCTAACAACTTTATGTTAATGAAGTAAATCATTTTTAAAAGACCGGGGCTTCGGCCTCGGCCTTTTATTTTATTAATTTTATTATATATTATATTATGGCAAAGAAAAAAGAAACAAAAGAAAAGGTAGAGGTACCTGTTGTTGAAACATCAGTTGTTGAAACACCTGTTGTTGAAAAACCAAAAAGAAAAAAAAATAAAAACAAAATTTTATCAGATGGTTGGGAACTAAAAGATAGAATATATAGATTAAAAGGTAGTAAAAAACCTTTATCAAGATCAATTAGATCTGCTGGTATACACTGGTTTGATGAAGAAAAAGGTTATGAAAGAGAGCTTAAATATACTTCTAATCAAAGAACACCGTTTGTTGATGAAATGACTGGCGATCAAAGATTAACTCATATTATATTTAGAAATGGTATGTTAATTGTTGAAAAAGAAAAAACAGTTTTACAAAAACTACTTTCATTGTATCATCCTGATAGAGGTGTATTATTTTATGAAGAAAAACCAGTTGCAAAGGCTGCTGATGAAATAAGTTGGTTAGAACTAGAAATAGATGCTTTAAACGCTGCTCAAGCTATTGACATAGATATGGCTGAAGCTATTATGAGAGTTGAGATCGGATCTAAGGTATCAGAGATGAGTTCTAAAGAACTTAAAAGAGATTTACTATTATATGCTAAGAGAAACCCAGTTTTGTTCTTAGAGTTAGTAAATGATGAAAATGTACAGCTTAGAAACTTTGGTATCAAAGCTACAGAGCTTAAAATAATTAAGTTATCATCTGATCAAAGAACTTTTACTTGGGGATCTACTGATAGAAAACTAATGAACGTTCCTTTTGATGAGCATCCATACTCAGCTTTAGCTGCTTGGTTTAAAACCGATGAAGGTATGGAAGTATATTCAAATATAGAAAAAAGATTAAATAATTAATCAAACTGTAGAGCGGTCGCCCTACGGGGCGATCGTAACTACAATAAAAAAATATTATGGCAGTAAGTATAGACACAGTATATCAAAGAGTTTTAACTTTAGCAAATAAAGAACAAAGAGGTTATATAACACCTCAAGAATTTAACTTACTTGCTAATCATGCTCAAATAGAGATATTTGATCAATATTTTAACGATATGAATAATTTCGCTTCTTCATCAGCTGGTAATAAAGATGAATATTCAGATCCGTTAGATATTTTAGAAGAGAAGATATCAATTTTTGAAACACAAGAAGATAATGCTTGGATGCTAGGTAATATATCTATACAAAATGGTAGGATGGTTATACCTGATATTATACATAGATTTGGTACGTTAAGCATAGATGGAAACCAAGTAGATATACTTAACAGTAAAGATTTTAATCTTGCTTTAACAAGTAGACTTACAGCCCCAACATTAACAAGACCTATTGGCCATTTTGTTAGTGATATAAATTTTGGTCAACAACTAATAGTAGCTGTTGGTGTTGATAATTTTATTGTACCTTCACTTGATGGTCCACAAATGCAGATAAGATTTATTAGAAAACCTACAACAGCACAATGGGCTTATGTTGTTATAAACGATAAAGCTCTTTACAATGCTAATGCAGCTGAAAATTTTGAAATACATGCAACAGAAGAAACTAAATTAGTTTATAAAATATTAAAATTAGCTGGTGTTAATTTAAAATCTCAAGAAGTAGTACAAGTAGGTCAAACTTTAGAACAAACTCAAATCCAACAAGAAAAAATATAAATAAATGGCATTATTAAATAATACTCCTCAACAATATTACAATAGCGAAATATTTGGTGGTTATCAGTTTGTTTCGTTAAAAGATATAATAAATCAATTTATGTTAATATATGTTGGTGAAGATAAAATAATATCTAAAGCAAGAAGATTAGATGTTGCTTTTCACGCACAAAGAGCTTTAGCTGAACTTTCTTTTGATACGTTTAAATCTTTTAAATCAAAAGAGTTAAACATACCATCTACACTAGTAGTTCCTTTACCACAAGATTATGTAAACTATACTAATATTTCTACTGTTGATAGTGCTGGTATTAAGCATCGTTTATATCCTACTAAACATACTTCAAAT